GATGTCTCGAAATTCACCGGCGTCCTTATCCGCTGGCAACCGGAGGCAGCGACGCCATGAACCGGAACGTGTCTCCCATGACCGTCATGCCGCTCTTCGGCTGGCCGGAGCAGCGGGAGATCGACGTTCTTCAAGTGAAGCGGGACGAACTGGCGGCTCGTGCTGCCAAGCTCCCGCGATTTTCACACAAACGTATCGAGCTGGAAGTGCGCCTGAAGGCGCTGACCGAACAGCAGCTCATTCTTTCGAACAGGATTTCCCGTGGCTGAAGACCTGACCAATGATCTCCTCGCGCTTCTCGGCGACGATGGCTTCTATGCACTGGTTGAAGCCCATGCCGGTGTGCGCCTTTATGTGCCGTCCGATCCCGATCGGAGTGAACTTCCTTCAACGATCGGCGTTGATGGTGCATACCGTCTAGCCAAAGCCTATCCAGGCGGATATATAAGGGTGCCTCTCGCGAGGGAGTTCCGCGCCCGTCGTTATGTCGATGCCGAAATGAGCAACCGCGATATTGCCAGACGGCTCGGCCTGACCGAAAGCGGCGTTGAAAGACTTTTGAAGCGCGCCCGAAAACGGGAGCCGCTTCAGCCCAGGCGAAAAAAAGACCCCCGTCAGATTGAGATGTTTTAAAGGCCCGCCCGCAAAGGTGGGCCTGATTTCATTTTGGTGCACGCTTTAGTTTCGCATCCAGATCACCGGCCGTTCGGGCCGGTTTGTTTTTCTGGAGACAAACATGGCGCAACGCAAAGTCAGCCCGGAAGGACGGCAGTTCACCTATGATCATGAGGGTGGTGCCGTCAAAAAGGCTTATCGTGATGCTGTCGGCAAGTGGACGATCGGTCCCGGCCTAACCGCTGCCTCCGGTGTGATTGTTCCGAAGGCGGGCATGATCATCACCGAGGCGGAAGCCGATCGGCTGTTTGATCTGGCTGTTGACCGGAACTACATGCCGCGTGTCCTTAAGGCGCTCGGCGAAAGCGCCAGCCAGTTCGCAATCGATGCCGGTGTGTCGTTCGACTGGAATACCGGAGCCATCAATCGCGCGTCCTGGGTAAAATCCTATCTCGCCAGCAAGCCCGCTGAAACCAGAGCGCAGCTTGGTCTCTGGAACAAAGCTGGCGGCAAGGTTCTGCGTGGCTTGACACGTCGCCGATCGGAAGAGGCCGACATTCTTCTCCTTGGGAAATACCCCGCCGCCATCAAGGTATCGCCCGCGCCAGTTCCGGACAGCATCCGGTTCGCAGTCTTCGTCGTACCAACCACCACGGCCGAGATCGAGGAAGTCAGCGCCGGCTTGAAAAGCATCGGCTATGATCCAGGTATTGTCGTCGGCATGATCCTGCGGTCTGCGATCGAGGCGTTCCAGAAAGACTACAATCTAACCGTCGATGGCAAGATTGGTCGCGCCACGCTCTCCACGCTTCAGCGTGAACTGGATGCCCGGCGCAAGGCCAAGAGTGGCACGGTCACCACCGTCGCCAGCACGACGGTTGCGGCTGGGGATCAGGCCGTCAACACCGTGACCACGCCAACGCCAGCCGACCCGACTTCTGTCGTGCCGGATCATCTCGCCTCGTGGATCGGTGGCGGTATCGCCCTGGTCGCTGTCATTTATCTGGCGTGGCAGGCGTATCAGTACCGAGACATCATCGCCGTGCGCGTGGCTGACAAGGCCCCGCGTCTGGCCGCTTGGCTGCGGAGTTTCTGACATGAGCGTCGTCACCTCAATCATCCTCGCGGCTGCTGCGAAAGTCGGCGCTCCCTTCGTCAAAAGCGTACTGGAAAAACATGTCGGCGGGCTTGCCGGAACGCTTGCCGGGACGGTTGTCGATCAGGTCGCCGAGCGCCTCGGCGTCGAACCCGAGGCCGTGCCATCCGTCGATGAAAAGGAACTTGGCAATGCCGTGCGCGACGTCGATTTCGCGATGCCCGAAGTGATCGCCCTTTATGAAAAAGGCCTCCAGGGGCAGTTCGCGCTGCTCCAGGCGGAGCAGGCCGAAGGCTTCTGGCCGAGCGCCTGGCGCTGGGGCTGGATGTATCTGCTCGCGTTTTTGTGGGTTTGCGCATTCCTGCTTTTTCCGGTTCTGCGCGTCTTCGGAATTTTACTTGATCCGATTGACAGCGCCACCCTGATGACGCTGACCGGCTGGTTCATTAGCCTTTATATGGGCGGTCATACCGTCAAGGAAATCGGCAAACAGGCTGTCGAGGCGGTTAAGACCTGGAAGCGGCCATCATGAACTTTGGTGGAAACGCCGCTCTTGAGCTGGCCGAGAAACGCGCTGAGGAGGAACGGGAGGCCGCGATCGCCGCTGCCTCCCGTTCCTTGCGGACGCTCGGCACGATGGAATGCGAAGACTGCGGCAACGGTATCGCCCGTGAGCGCCGTCTTGCGCTGCCGTCCGCCACCCGCTGCATCGCCTGTCAGACCCGTTTCGAAAAGGAGGCATCGCGGAGATGACCTTAGATTTAACGTCCGTCGCCGCACTGGTGGCGCTTGCCCTTGGTCTGCTCAATCTTTTCGCGGCGATCCGGACTTTGCTTTCTGCAGGCGAGAAGAAGCTCGACGAACGCCTGGGCAAGGTTGAAAGCAAGGCCATCGAGTATGACCGCCGCATCCAGTCTCTCGAAAACGAGGTCAAGCACCTGCCGGATCGAGACACCACGCACCGCATCGAAATGACCATGACGCAAATCATGGGGCGTCTAGATGCCCAGGACGCTGCTCTGGCGGGGCGATTTTCAGCAATGGACGAACGGTTGAAACCGATCCAGGCGATCGGCGAACGCCTTCAGGACGTACTTATCGAACAGGCGAGGAATGTAGCATGACGGGCTTGGGCATCGATTATGCCGAAATGCAGCGCGAGGAAGCGCGCCTTATTATCTTGAAGGAACTGTCGGTCCAGGCGAACGAAAGTTTGTCTTCGAGCATGATGGAACCTGCACTGCGTGTTTTCGCCATCTATCAGGACCGCCCGTGGATACACCAGCAGCTCGACTGGATGGCGAACATGGGTGCTATCACCGTGATGAACGCCGGAACGGTCAAGATCGCCACGCTGCTGCCGGCAGGCTGGCATCATCTTCGTCGCGAGCATTTCATCGACGGTATCAAGCGGCCATCGCCTTTGAAGCGGGATGTCTAGGATGGCAAAAGCACGCGGCCGTCTTTCAGCAATCGATCTCCTGCCCGAGGAATGCAGCGATACGATCTCTTGGGCATCGCAGGCACTTGCCGACCGTGATCGCAGCCAGCTCGACATTTATGCCGAGTGGAAAACGAAGCTGATCGCGCTCCAGGGCGAAATCGGTCTCGATTTCGATATCCCGTCTTTTTCCGCGTTCAACCGGTTTGCCATCCGCCTGTCGCAGATGACGCGCCGGCTTGAGCAGACGCGAGAAATCGCCGCCACCATTTCCGAACGCATGGACGCGGCCGGTTCCGACGATCTCACCCTGATCGCGGCCGAGGCGATCAAGACGCTAATTTTCGAGCTGCTGCAATCGGCGGGTGACGCCGGTATTTCGCCGAAGGGTGCCATGGAGTTGGCGAACGCGCTGCGCGCTGCCTCGGCCGCCCAGGTCACGTCTTCTAACCGCCGCCTGAAGCTGGAAGCCGAAGAGAAGGCCCGCCGCATCGAGGCCGACATGAAGGCGAAGGCGGAAAAGGCGCTCGACGTGCTTTCGAACGAACCCGGCATTTCGAAAGAGGCTATCGCCCGCGCCCGTCGCGAGTTCCTCGGCGTGCGTCCGAAAGCGAAATCTGCCCCCGAGGTCGCTCCGGAAGCTGACAAGAAGGATGGCAAGCAATGACCGTCGCCCCGAAGAACGATTGCACCAGGTGCGATGGCACGGGCCGCGCCATCAGGCGGATCAACCGCAGGCGCGATGGCACCATTTCGAGCGTCGTCTATGACCTCAAGAAAGACTGCCGGTCCTGCGAAGGGACCGGTCTTGCGTGCATCGCTGTTGCCACACAGCCGGCATAACGGGAGACAAACAGTGAATATGATTTCGATTGATCTGCCGATCCGTATTCGATGCGGCAAAACCCTCATGATCATGGATGCAGATGGGATGCTTATTTGCCCACCCCATTCATCGACGGGGAAGGTTGGCGCTGAGAAAGTTATCGAGGTGGACGATCATTCTGTCGATCAGCAAAAGCTCAACGTCATCGGGCAGCGTGTTCTCAGAATGAGCGCTTTTAACGCCTGCTCTCGCCTCTTCTGCAAATTGCTCGATCTCCTCGGCAGAAGGGTTGGAGGCGAGCCACAGTTCCATCAGTTGTCTGCTCAAAGAAGCGTGAACAAAAGCCGAAGCAAGCGTGTCGATTTGAACCGTGAAAGCCATGATGTCCTCTCAAATCCTGTTATGACGACAGACGGCACAGATTCTCTGTCAGGTTGCAAGGATCAGGTAGGCGGAGATTTGCTGAATGGCTGAAGCCTTGCCCGGTTTGCCGCAAGGCAAATGGACCGACCCTCCAGTGCTTCCGATCGACCCGGCCAAGTTGCCGGTCGAATTGCCTCGTGGTGCCGACATTCCGGACGATCTCGACCCGCTGGCCGAAGGCGTTCTTATGGCGCATCAGGCAGAGTGGCTTGCCGACGATAGTCTGCTGAAGGGTTGCGCCAAGGGCCGACGCACTGGCATCACATTTGCCGAGGCGCTCGACGCGACCTTGATTGCGGCTGCTCAGCGCTCGGCAGGCGGCCAAAATTATTTCTATATCCCGGACACCAAGCCGAAGGGCCGGGAGTTTATCGGCTATGCCGCGCACTTCGCAAAGACCGTCGCCAAGGAATTGCTGACGATCGAGGACGGCATCTTTTTTGATCAGCGCGATGACGGGACAACAAACGCGATTTCGAGCTACATCGTCCGTTTCAAGTCCGGCTTCCGTATCGAGGCCCTGTCATCCCGGCCGGAGAACATCCGTGGCCTTCAGGGCACCGTCGGCATCGACGAAGCGGCCTTCCACCGCGACGTTCGCGCCGTCATTGATTCCGTCGCAGCACTTCTGATCTGGGGCGGCAAGGTACGTATCATTTCCTCGCATAACGGCGTCAGCAACCCGTTCAACGAACTGATCAAGGAAGCCGAGGCCGGAAAGAACGGCTTTAACTTCCACACCTTCACCTTCGGCGATGCTGTCAAGAACGGCCTGTTCAAACGCGTCTGCCTGATCAAGGGCGAAGAGTGGTCGCAGGAGAAGGAAGACGCCTGGGAAGCGAAAATCCGTTCGGCCTATGGCACACGCACCTCCAAGATGAAACAGGAGCTGGACGCGATCCCGGCCGAATCGGAAGGGGCTGCACTAACACGCGTGCTGATCGAGCGCTGCATGTCCACCGACCTGCCGCCCGTCGTGCGATGGGACCGGCCGGACGAGTTCAAGAACCTTGACGATTTCGAGCGCACCGAACAGGCTGACGAGTTCTGTGAAGGCCTCTTGAAGCCCCTTTTAGACCGGCTCGACAAGGACCGCGAACACAGCTTCGGCGAGGACTTTGCCCGCTCCGGCGACAAGACGGCAATCGTGGTTTTCGAGATCGGGGCCGATCTCATCCGCCGTGCCCGCCTGATTGTCGAGCTGAAGAACATTCCGTTCGACCAGCAGCGCGACATCCTCTTCTATATCGGCGACGCCTTGCCGCGTCTGATCGGTGGCGCGCTCGATGCGCGAGGCAACGGCCAGTACCTTGCCGAAAAGGCCCGCCAGCGCTGGGGGGAATGCATCCACGAAGTGATGACATCTGCCAAGTGGTACGCGGCCAACATGCCCGGTTACATCGAAGCCTTTGGCGACAAGAGCCTCTTGTTGCCAAACGATGCCGACGTTCTCGCCGATCACCAGGCGCTCGCCTATGTCAACGGCATCATCAAGGTTCCGGACGAACATTCGACCAAGGGCGCTGACGGTTACGATCGCCACGGCGATACAGCACCGGCCGGGGCGCTGGCGTGGTTCGCCTCCAACCAGGAGGCGATCGCCTACGAGTACGAGACCAACCGCAAGCCCAACAATCCGATGCAGGGCCACAATGGCGGCCCGCCGATGCATGACGATGACCGCCGTGGCGGGACCGTCAATGTCTACCTGAGAGGATCGCTTTGATGGCGAAAAAGAAGAAGCAGAAGATTTCTCGTCACCTCGCTGGTTCCATGAAGGATCAGGATGGCAAGGCCGTAAGCGTGGCCGAGCTGACGGAGGAAGTTGCCGGCGCACAGGTGGGCGGGGTTCGCCAGTGGATTTCCGGACACCCGGCCGATGGCATGACGCCGCTCAAGCTCGCCTCCATTCTGCGCGCAGCTGACCAGGGCGAGGTGGAAGCCTATTTCGAGCTGGCCGAGGATATCGAGGAACGCGATAGCCATTATCTCGCGCAGCTCGCCACGCGCCGGCGTTCGGTTTCGCAGTTGCCGATCACTGTCACGCCCGCGTCGGATAGCCCCGAGCACAAAAAGCACGCTGAGTTTCTGCGTGAGTGGCTGAAAACCGGTGTGCTGCGCTCCGGCCTCTTCGACATGCTCGATGCGATCGGCAAGGGCATTTCCGTCATGGAGGTGGATTGGCACCATAAGGGCGGCAATATCCTACCGCGTGCTCTGATCTGGCGGACACAGCGCTGGTTCACGTTCGACCGCATGGACGGCGAAACCCTGCTGCTTCGCGAAGGCGTTGCCGGTGAGCCGCTCATTCCTCACAAGTTCATTGTTCACCGGTCGAAGGCCAAATCGGGCTTGACGATCCGCTCTGGCATTGCCCGCGTCGCCGTCTGGCTGTGGATGTTCAAAAGCTTCACGGTCAAGGATTGGGCCGTGTTCATACAGAACTATGGCCAGCCGATCCGCATCGGCAAATATGGCCGTGGCGCAACCGAGCAGGAAAAGGATGTCCTGTGGCGGGCGGTGTCCGGTATCGCCGGCGACTGCGCGGCCATCATTCCCCGCGAGATGCTGATCGAGTTCCACGAAGTCGGCTCGAAGAGCAGCTCGACGGATATGTTCGAAAAGCGGGCGGACTGGTACAACCGCGAAACCTCCAAGCTGATCCTCGGCCAGACGACAACGACGGATGCGGTCTCCGGAGGCCATGCCGTCTCCAAGGAGCATCGCCTCGTCCAGGAAGACATTGAGCGGTCCGACGCGCTCGACACATCCGACACGCTCAATGCGCAGCTCATCCCGAACATCATCGCCTTCAACTTCGGCCCCCAGGACGAATATCCGACCGTCCACGTCGGTCGTCCGGACGAAGTACCGCTGAAGGAATTTTCGGAAGCTTTCGACAAGCTGGCCAAGCATGGCCTAACGGCCGAGGCCAGCTTCCTGCGTGACCGCCTGGGCATTCCGACACCTGCAGACGGAGCCGATCTTGTCGGTGGACGTGCCGAGACAGTCGTTCCGCCCGAGGACAAGCCACAGCCGAAACCGCTGACCGCAAAGCAGAGTCTCGATCGGCTATTCGCCTCGGCGCATTCCAGCAAAGAACCCGATCTGCTGGAAAAGCTGACCGATCGGCTGGAGAAGGACGCGGCGGCCGCCATGGACGGCATGATCGACGAAGTCCGCCAGATCCTGTTTTCCGCCACGGATCTCCGGGACGCGGCGCACAAACTCGCGGATCTCAAATTGTCGGCCGAGGATCTCGCAGAAGCCATGGCGCGCGGTATGACGATGGCGCACCTGATCGGGCAGGCCGCGCTCATTGATGACCTGAAGGGTGCGGGCTGAGATGGGAAAAACTACACCTCCTGTTCTCAGGCTCCCGAACGGCAAGCTCGCACCGGCCGTGCCATTTAAGAAATCGGAGCAGGAACCGCCGGGCTTCGGCGGTAACTTCTGGCGGGCGCTTTTTGGTCTGGCAATTTTCGACCCGTTCAATTGGCGAGGTGACCGCCCCAGCCGGGATAATCACGATGAATAAGGGAGGCTCACTGGCGCGCTTCAGGGGGCTTTTTGCGGCATCCGTAGCTTCGGGCCTGAAAAACGCTTCCACGGCCTTTAAACCGCCTTCAATTTTTAAGCCGTTGGTCGTTGCTCTGATGGCGACGACGGTGGGCGCGATCAATCTGCCGTTTGACGAGGCGATCGACTTTCTTCGCCAGAAAACTGCCGTGCCGACAGAAAGCCATCGTGATGTCTGGGACGCGGCACATTCCAAGATGTTCATGGTGGCCGGCGCAAACAAGAAAGCGCTGGTCGAGGATTTTCAGGCGGCGATCGTCAAGGCCGCCGAGCAGGGCCTGACGCTCGAAGATTTCCGCGCCGACTTCGATGCGATCGTCGCGCGCCACGGCTGGCAATACAACGGTTCGCGCGGCTGGCGCTCCCGCGTCATCTTCGAAACCAATCTCAGCACCGCCTATGCCGCCGGCCGCTACGCCCAGATGAGCGACCCGGATACGCTCGAAGCGTTTCCCTACTGGATGTACAATCATTCAGGCGCTCTGCATCCGCGCCTGGAGCACAAGGCATGGGACGGCGATTGCTACGAAGCCACCGATCCGGTCTGGGCGAAAATGTATCCGCCGAACGGTTACCGGTGCGGTTGCTTCGTCACGCCCGTGTCTCGCCCTGGTCTTCGCCGGCTTGGCAAATCCAAGCCCGACACCCCGCCGAACCTTGACCAGCTCGGCACGGATCAGCCGCGGGGCATCGATCCATCTTTCGCCTACAATCCCGGCGCTGCCTGGCTGACGCAAACAGCACCCGGTCCGAAAGCTGTCAGCGCCGACCAGGTGCAGGTTGCCGCCTTCGTTCAATCGGCCCTGAAGGGCAAGTGGCCGGATGGAAGCTGGACGCCGGTTGCGACCGCAAGCAAGGCAACGGGTGCCGTCCTCGATGTCGCTGCCGGCACGGAAATTCGCCTGACGGCCGACACCATCCGCAGCCAGGCGCAAATAGCCGAAGCTCTCACGCCTGACGCGATCGGCGTCATTCCCGGCCAGCTCGTCCGATCGGGAAAACTGCTGCGCGACAATCGCGGCCGGCCGGCCTTCGTCGGTGAGCATGATGGCGTCTTTTACAGGGCCGATGTCGATATCGTCATGAAGGCTGATCGCAAGACTGTTTACATGACCTCGCTCCAGCGTGTCTCCCGCTCCGATCTGACCGACGCTTTCGGCTCCGGCTGGCAGTGAGGGTTTCGGCATGAGCGGCGCATCGATCTCGATCACGGCACAGGTTCTCGATTCGGAAGTCCGGCGCGGCTTCCGCCAGCTCGAAGGCCTGATGACGAATACCACGCCAGTCATGCGCGCGATCGGCGTCGGCCTTGTCGGTTCGACGCATATGCGCTTCGTCACGCAAACCGATCCGGACGGCCAAGCGTGGAAGACCCTGAATGAGGGATATGCCGAGGACAAGCGCAATTCTCGTATCCTGACCGAAAGCGGCCGGCTGCGAAACAGCATCAACGCCAGGGCGAGCAATGACGAGGTGCTGGTTGGCACCGACGTCATTTACGCGGCCGCTCACCAGTTCGGCGCGACGATCGTGCCGGTTCGGGCAACGCATCTGCGGTTCCGGATCGGCGGGAACCTTATCAAAGCCGACAGTGTTACCTTGCCCGCACGTCCCTTCCTCGGTATATCGTCGGATGACGAAGCGATGATCGCCGAAACCGTGTTTGGTTTCGTGGACCGCTATTCCTCCCGCTGAAATTCTCCTTCCTTCAGGCCCGCCCGCAGGCGCAGGCATGAATTGAATTTTGCCCGCATGGCATATCCGGACCATGCGAAACCTGATCTCGACCACTGTTGTTGCACTTCATTCGGCCTCGGCTGTGCCGGTCTCGACCCATGTCGTTGCCTTGCAATCGTCCGCCACAGTGCCGGAATGGCTGCATGTCCTTCCGACCGGGCGTTTCTCCGGCGTCGATGGTCGCGGCCCTTATGTGCTCGACAATGCCGACGCCCTGATCGCGGCTTTCAACGCCGAGGGCAAAAAGCTGCCGGTCGATGAGAACCATTCGACGGACCTTGCGGCAAAGCAGGGTTTTTCCGCGCCTGCCCGTGGATGGCTTACCGCGCTGGAGCGCCGTGACGATGGCGTATGGGCCAAGGTCGAATGGACGCCCGTCGGCCTCGCGATGATGCAGGGCAAGGACTACGGCTACATTTCCCCGGTCTTCACCCACAGCGCCAAGGCTCCCTTTGCGGTTCACAAGCTGCTGCGCGTGGCGCTGACTAACGATCCCAACCTCAACCTGAAATCTCTTCACTCTCAGAACTTGGAGACCACCATGGATTTGGAAGCTCTCCGGAAGGCACTTGGCCTGCCGGAAACCGCAGATGAGGCCGCGATCCTCGCGGCGCTCACTGCGGCTCACTCAGCCCAGACCGCGCATGCGGCCCTGATGTCGAAGCTGGCGGAAGTCGCCGGCGTCGAAGTAACTGTCGGCGCTGACGCCCTCGTGACCGCCCTTCAGGCGAAGACGACGCCCGCCACCGACATCGAGCGCGAAAACGCGACCCTGAAAAACGAGGTCAAGTCGCTCAATGCCAAGGTCGAAACCCTCGTCACCGATACGGCGAAGGACAAGGCCGTCACCGTCATCGACGCCGCGATCGCCAAGATGCAGGTCGTTCCGTCTCTGCGCGATCACATGATTGCCCGCCACATGAAGAACCCGGCCGAGGTCGAAGCGGAGCTGAAGGTCATGCCGTCGCTCAACGCCGGCGGCCTCGGCAATCGTCAGCCGCCCAAGGAGGGCGAGACCGCAACCAGCGAAGAGCTTTCCGTTGGCGCCATGATGGGTGTCGATCCGGAAGCCTTCAAGAAGGAGCACAAGGCGCTCTTCGGAAAGGACCTGTGACATGACGGCTACGGCTGACATTCGCCCTACAACTCGCTCTGGTAATGCCTACGGTTATCCCGTTCTTGCCGGCGTCCGCATCTTTGGTGGCACGATGTGCGGCGTGACGGCTGCTCTTGCCGCCGTGCCGGCTGCACACGCGTCTTGCGTCGCCTTGATCGGGTTCGCCGAGGAGGCCGTCGATAACCGCGACGGCGCGACCGGTGATCGCCTGATCAACCTGAAAAAGGAAATCAGGAACATTCCGCTGGCCGGTGCGACCCCTGCCGATATCGGCAAGACCGTCTACGCCTCGGCTGACGACACTTACACGCTCGTCGCTGGTGTATTGCTGCCGGCCGGAAAAATCGATGCCATCGACGCTGACGGCGTCTGGCTGAAGCCCCTCTAAGGAACCACGATGGACATTAACGTCGCCAATTTGCGGGGCATCTACACCTCGCTTTCCACTATCTTCAACCAGTCGATGGCAACGGTTACGCCGTTTTACCAGAAGATCGCGATGACGGTGACCTCCACCACCTTCGCCAACCAGTATCCGCGCCTGGATGATCTGCCCGGCTTCCGCGAATGGATCGGTGATCGTGTCGCCCATGATGTCGGCGCGACGCTCTATCAGATCGCCAACCGCGATTTCGAAAAGACGCTGAAGGTCAGACGCAAACAGATCGAGGATGACCAGATCGGCATCTTCACGCCGGTTGCGGCACAGTTCGGCCAGGATGGCGGCGCTTTCCCTGACAGTCTGGTGTGGCCACTGTTCAAAAAGGGCGAAGCCACGCTCTGCTATGATGGCCAGTATTATTTTGATGGCGACCATCCCGGCTATAACGAGCAGGGCAATGTGATCTCGGTTTCGAACTTCACCGATGGTGGTGGCCCCGCCTGGTATCTGATCGACGATACGCAGATTCTGAAGCCCATGGTCTGGCAGAGCCGCAAGCCGATCAAGCTGACGCAGATGTTCGACGAAAAAGACCCGAACGTCTTCTGGAAGGCCGAATATGTCTGGGGTGCCGACACGCGCGGCAATGCCGGTTTCGGTCTCTGGCAGCTTGCCTACAAGTCGAAAGCGACACTGAACGTTGCAAACTACACGGCGGCTCGCACGTCGATGCAGACCATTCGCCAGCGTGACGGCCAGATCAAGGCCATCCGTCCGACCGTTCTGCTGGTTCCGCCGACCCTCGAAGCGCAGGCCCGTCAGGTTGTTGAAGCTGCCCTGATCAACGGCGGTGAAACCAACGTCTGGGCGAAGACGGCTCGCGTCGAAGTCATCCCGCACCTCGCCTGACCTTAATGGTCGAGCGTTCCACATCGCTCGATCGACCGCCAGCAATCAAT